ATTAGCTAAGACCGTAAGGCATCAGCAATGAACGCGCTCGGCCATTCATAGGCTTTGCCACACTACGAAGTGATTGACTGCGACTAGGCGCATACTCACTAGGATCAGTCCCTAAATCAGCCAAGGGAGTCAATGGAGTGTCACCCTTAATCCGCTGGTAGATAGACTCAGAACTCTCAGCCTGCTTTCCACACATTACTTAGCCTCCTTCTTATAACCAGAACTAGTCAATGCCTTCTTAGCATCAACATTAACTCCGTTCACAGGAGTCTCTTCCGGAACCTTATCACCAAATCTCGGCATGTCTAAATCCTTTTCATCAAGCCTTACGAACCAAAAACATTTTTACAGCTTCGGGCTTTTTTCACCAATCATGTGTGTGAGGGACCACTAGCTAGTAACTACTACCGGATTTTTACCCCCCACCCCTCTATCCTAGGTCAATGGAAACCTTAATATCCCCTGCGAGTTGCACTTGACTGCGATCTATCGGCTTGAAGCCTGCCCTGTCTAGCAAATCTTTGCTCGCCTCAAGCTGCACGTACTCAGACTTGGCACCCTTGGAGAGTCCTGCCAACTGGTGCACGGCTGCAGGTGCATATCTACTGAACTGTTCTGCTACCACCACCATCATGTACTGTTGCACATGGGCTAGCTTCATACTCTTCTGTGCTGTGACTCTTCCGCTGTCGCCTGCTGCGTATCCAGCTTCCTGTGCAGCCTTTGTGACGTTGCCACCGTTTGCTACATACGCTTCAACCAATGCACTCTGTCGCTTGGTAAGCTTTCTTAATGCTACGTTACTCATCTATTCTCCTCTCGCTCCCCCTCACCCTTACCCTCTCCCCCATTAATAGCACTCTCCAATGCCCCTGTGTCAACGTACAATGACACATCTAAAGGGTTGCGCCCAAGGTACTATAACATACTACAACACATCATTGTTGAGCGATAATGTCATACATGGTTCGTAGTCATAGTCGTATCCTTCGTCCCTGCGGCCACCACGTGTTCATTCCGGCGTTGCATTGGTAAGAAACAGTTCGCAAGGCACGCTTCGCTCTCCGGCCTTGCGTACTGCGAGCGGCTTCGCCGTTTCTTTCCATGCGCCTAGTCACTCATCACGAGGATGGTCCTCGTGACACAAAAGGATACTAGGTTATGACAAAGCAACTCACCACATCTGACATCATCGCTCAAAAACTCGACCATATTAACTACTTACGCGACGAAGAGCTACATGACGCACTGTTCATCGGTATGGCACGGGATGCTTGTTACACTGCGAATAACAGCTTGAACTTCAAGCAGAAACAGTTGGCTCAAGTCCTAGAGGAATACGACCGTAATATGAAAAACGGCAACGATAACGCAGCTGAACGCTCTGAACAGTTTGCCGGACGAATCTTCGCTGAGGTTAGTACCCTTGAGGAACGCCTCGACATAGAAAAATCGGTGTACTTTATGATTACTGATGGCGAGGAATGGACTCCCAACGCGAAGCGCCTAGTCCAACGCAAGCCATCAGTCGGCATCGCTGCAATGAAAGCGAAGGTGGGTCAGTGACCCGCCTAGAAAGGCTCATCGTCGATGGGTTTCTCTTCGGCATCATAACACTCGCGGTTATCTACATGCCTGAGATCATCTACATCCTCGGCAATCTATAAAGGTGGGGGCATCGTCCCCATCTACCCTTCCAAAGGAAGGGGGTAGGCCAATGATAATATGTCGAAACTTCCTGACAATCAGGGTTCGATTCAAACTAAATCAAAAAGGAATTGAGTAATGAAACTCTATATCATCATCGTCCTCGACCCTGACGACGGCCCTTGGGTAGCGCGTGACGAAACTTGCCCAGCGGAGGCTGAATGTACTGCCTCTGAATTGCGTCACGATACTGGCAACAAAGTAATCGTCAGATGTGTAGACCTGTCTAGGTCATAAGATTAGTTTATTTCGCAGAAGTTTTAAAAAGAAAGAGGAAGAACAATGTCAACTCAACTAAGAAATGTACCGAACTGTGATGCAGCAAACCAATTAAGTCAGATTCGTTTCTACGGTGGCGCGTGGCGTAGGACTTGCTTGCAGGTTACTCAACCTAATCCCTATTACAATGGAGTAACCGGAAGTCTAGACACACACCTCCACATCCAGCTGACTAGACATCAAGCTAAAGAATTGAGCGTAGAGTTAATGCTGTTTGCTGAAGATCGTGAGGTAGAAATGTTCGATGCAGAAAGAGAAGCGTTGAACACACAGAGAGAGGAAGAACAATGAGTTACAATGGATGGAGCAACCACGAAACATGGCTCGTAAACGTATGGCTTGGAGATTATCTCAACCAACGAGCAGATGATGGTGAACTTATTACACATGAGTACATCATGCTGTGCGTTGAGGACGCAATGGCTGAACACATTGATGGGTCACACGGGCTAGCATCTGATCTGATATCGTCAGTGATGAGCGGCATTAACTATAGAGAACTTGCGCAGCACTACATACTTGCTGCCGGATTGGGAGAAGAACGATGACATGCGTAGAGACAGGCTTACACAAGGTAACCAAGATCACAATTGGACAGAGATTGTTCAATGACTTCGCGGTGTTTACCATCATAGCATACACAGAAGATGGCAAGGCACTCACCATTGGCCTTTACGATTCAGACAATGATAACTTAGGCATCGATTACCTTGGTGTAACCGAAGACTTTAGGGGTACAGAACGTGGATAACATGCAGATACACGATATGTTCGCAACGCCTGACAGTATGGAAGCGTTGATGGACTACCTTAAATCCCTCAATGAACCAACGACATTCATTGCGGCAATGATGATGTGGAATCTTATCGCATCAGGCAATCACATGGAGAAAAGTAATGCAGGTTAAGGCACCAAAGATGACACGTCGGCACTACGAATTTATTGCTGACGCAATCGGGCCGCAGGTAGCGTGGCCCTCACACTTGCACTCAATTGCTGACGCACTAGTTGCAACCAACCCACTATTCAACAAGCAAAAGTTTTTAGATCGTGCCGTTGCGGCATGGGAAAAGAACCATGTTCCCAAGGAGTTAGACGATGACATTAACTACTGATCCAAGGAGTGATGGCGTCCAAGCTGCGTTCATCAAGGCTCACCTAAAGATGTGTGCTGTCGGCATGAATCCGCCGAGACCACTAACGAAAGCCAAGTTGCTAATCAAGGCAACGAATCTAACGGGTCTGAATTACAAGCGCACTGAGATAACTCAAGCGATTGAAGACCTACAGATTATCGTCGATCATTATACTGGAGAAGGACAATGACAAGCGAAGACAACAAGGCAGTGCTTGGATGGAACACCTGTCCTGAGTGTGAAGGGCATGGTCAGGTATGGTACGAAGGCAATGGCGGTCAGACTATATCAAATCCAGAGGGTCGCCCCAAAGAATACCTAGATGAATGCGAAAACTGTAACGGAACAGGCGAGGTAATGATGGATGAACTTGACTGGCTTACTGAATGATTGCATAAGTGCAGCATGATAGACAGTTACTGGTACTCAATATTAGAGAAGCATCAAGGCATTAGCCTCCCGCTTCACAAGGTGTTTGTTAAGGCAGGCATTCCAACGTCAACATACTATCGTACACTTAATGGTGATACGGAACTTAGGTATGAGACAGCATGTAAGGTCTATCGCATGTTGGAATTGCTTGAAGGATCATACGCCAAGCCATCTGATAAGCGAGTATTGTATGCCAAAGTTTCCAAACTATAAGTCGGACGTTTTCAGTACAGATCAGTACGAAGACATGGTTCAAACCCTGATTGAACGACGGCATGAGTTAAGCATCAGCCAAGAACAGCTTGCATTTGACATAGGATGTAGTGTTTCATTGGTTAATAAATGGGAGACATACATACGTGTCCCTTCTGGTTTCATGTTTACTTGTTGGTTGGATGCACTTGGCTGTCAGATCGAAATCCGCACGAAAGATATTGAGTAAGGTCACATACAAGTGTGACGCTTGCGATCGGTACGATGAATACTTTGTACAAATCCTAGCCTCAATCAAACCTGCTACCTACCACACGATATGCATCGACTGCTTGGATGAGGAAACATGGCAAACAAAAATAAGCTTAAAGGAATCTACCACGAAAAAAGATTCTGCGAATGGCTCGACAAAATCGGTATCGAAAACTACCAAGTCCCCCTCTCCGGCGCGCTCGGAGGACAGTGGAGTGGCGACATCCACATCACACTGGGCGGACGAAAGCTGGTAACCGAGGTTAAGTATCGGGACAAGTCTAACTTCCCTAGCCCCTTCACTGTCTTAGAAGGGCGTGACCTAGCGTTCTATAAGAGGAAGCACGGGAAGCCACAGTCACTGGTAATAATGCCAGCTGAATTATTTGAACACCTTCTGGGAGAAGCAAATGGAAAGTCAGAACCAACAGATTAGATCGCACCTCAACAGCGGTAAGTCGCTCACGCCACGTCAAGCACTGGATTTATTCGGATGCTTTCGATTAGCTGCGCGTATATGGGACATCAAAAAGCTAGGCTTTGAAGTAGAGAAGAACATGATCTTCGCTGGCAATCCGCCTAGCAATAAGATGATTGCTCAGTACAGAAAAAAACCCTTGGCTTAAATGAATAAACCAAGGGCAGTTCAAGCGGAGGAAGTAACTACATAGTTCGTGGGAGAAGCTAATGTATGCTGATATACTAATGCAAGACATCATTGATTGGCAAGTGCGTAACGCAAACGCAAAGTATATATTGTTAATCATTGCTAGGTACACAGACTTAGATGGCTACTGTTACCCAAGCATACCAACAATCTCAGAGAAATCAGGGTTGAGTAGAAGCACAACGATACGATCAATCAACTGGTGCGTTGACAATGGATACTTGATTCGTTGCTCAGGTCGCACTGGTATCGCTAGCTCGTATCAATTCACAAATCTAATGGAGGACAACATGACTGACGAGAGTGGAGGGAGTGTCACACAGACACCCCAAGTTATATCTAATGTAATAGATATTTCTTCTAATAGTAATACTACTTGGGGTGTCACACAGACACTCCCCTTCGATGCCTTCTGGTCTGTATACCCACGCAAGGTGGCCAAGGGTCACGCTCGTAAGGCATTCGCTAAGGCTTGCAAGCTTGCCGATCCGTCAGAGATTGTAGGTGCAGCAGGTAAGTTTGCCTACGCAATGCAGGATACTGAGAAGCAATACG